TCCAAATATGCCGAGCGCAACATCGAGGACTTCGCGCTGCTTGTCGAAGCGTAGAAAAGCCATCAGATACCAGCGCCAAGGATGCCGGGACCAGGGAAGCCAGGACCGTCGACGCTGACCCGCTTTGGCGTCGTATTGGCTACGCCATCGCCGTCAGTGTCGAAGCGAGCGCGCAGCGACTCGACCTCGGTTCTAAACTCCGCTTCGTAGTAGTCGCGCCATGCGAGGCTGGCCTCGTCGCCGAACGTCGACAGGTACGAAAACACCTCACGGCGCGCTGCGTACATGGCCGCATCATACAGGACGTCTGGTGAGTGGAGCTCCGCTGTCGCAGCCAGCGCCGAATGCGACATCAGCCAGCGCACGACCCGATACCAGCCCGACAATATTTGCGACTCCCATGACGTTTGGCCTGCGGGGTACGTCGCGAGTCCATTGTGAGCGGCGACCACCTCGGCGTGAGTACAGGGAGCCGACAGCATGTCAGCACTAGTGACGAGCACCTGACGACGAATCGGCGGCAGGCTGGTGCCGCTGGCAACCGACACGTCCCAGACCTCATACGCTGTGGCGCCGACTGCGAGGTCGGCAGGCGTTGCGATGGACACCGCGCCGCCTGATGTCGTCCCTGTCGCCTGTGAGACGCCTGTCGCGTTGTAGAGCGTATAGCTGCCACCATCGTCGACAGTGACGGCAGAGGTGCCAGAGGCCACCGACAGCGAGCGGCTGATAGTCTCGCCTCTGACGACGATGGCTGGCTCGTGTCTCGATACCTGATAGGCCATGCGCTAGCTCTGGTAAAAGGGGTCGGATGGGTAGCCTTTGAGGCGTCGCACTGTCAGTGTCGGCAGAGTCGGCGAGGCGCTGCCATACTGCTCGATAAGGCTTTGCAGGTAGGTCGCTGCCGCTGTCTCATCGACGCTTTCCGAGGTGCCATCGCGCCTGGTCGTCGAGTAGTTGCGAGCGAATCGAGCCACCTGCGCGAGCAGAATACGCGCACCCTCAGCGACTGCACCGCGCCAGCCACCCTGGTCGGTGATGAGCGCGGTTATTACCTCGTCAGACAAGATGGCGTTCTGCTCTGTCGTGTCTGCGAGCCTTAGGCGAACTCTGCCGATGTCCGTCGATGGGTCGAAAGTGAACGCCACTTGTCACCTCATGCGAGGGTTTGGATGCGCGAGCGAATGGCCGACAGGACTGTCGACCGAGGCTTCGCTCGCGCTTGCTCAATCTGTAGGCACCGAGCCAGCGCGCCTGCATTGTCGCAGTCGGCGATAGCTCGACGCACATCGGCCAGGCGACCTGTCATCATCGCAGACGGGTCGTAGTCTGGCCGAGGCGCACTAGGCTCTGACTCGCTCGCGAGCGCCGCACGAATCGCGCGAAGCTCTGACAGCACCTCCGCCAGCAGCATGACGCCGAGTGTTCGAGCGTCACCACTGCCAGCAGGTAGGTCGCCGCTGACGATACGGTCAAGTCGAGCCTGGTGCGCCGACTCCATCAGGACGCAGCCTTGTTGGCCGCGACTGCACCACGCCAGTCAGTGACGACAGCGCCGAAGCGAATGAAGCCTTCGAAGGTCACCGTTCGGGTCGCCTCGTTGACTCGCGTGCGAATCTCTGGGATGCCGCTGTCATAGACAGTTAGCCCAGGGTCGTCGGCGAGCAGCCACCAAGCATCGGAGTCGTCGGTGAGACGGTCCCAGATGACAGGCCGAAGCAACCCGCGAAACGCATTCGCGTCGTTGTTGGTGCCACCAGGCAGAAGGTCGGACTCGGTGATGGCCGCGACGCTCTGACGCATCGAGGCACCTGCGAGCAGGACGGCAGGACGCACGGTGATGGGCTGATACCGCTCGTCGTAGGCGTTGGTCACGCTCATCTGAGTGTAGGCCGCCTGTACGTTCGTCGAGTTCAGCGGCGCGGTCGCAATGAGGTTGGCGCCGAACGAACCAGTCGAACCAGTGAAGCCCTGCGTCGGGTGCTCGTTGCCTGCTGCTGCGTACCAAGGCTTTCCATCGTAGATGAAGCCAGGGTAAGCATCAGGCGTTCCACGGTATGCGTTGTTGAAATACTTGGTCGAACCAGCGGCGAGCGTCCCCTTCTGGAACATGCCAGCCACGAAGTCGTTGCGGAAGCGCGAAGCAGCCAAGGCGACACGGCGACCCCAGTCGATGACATCGCGCACGAGTCGCGTCTCGGCATCGCGGAGCATGAGCATGTCCTCGGTGACAGTCAGCGCGGTCGCGAGCGTGCGGAGCTTGCACTGGCGCACTGGACCCTCGCCGATGATGTCCTCTGGGACGCGCTGTCCTTCTTCGATTTCGTGCAGGTCACCGAGGCCGATAGGCATGACCTTACGGTCGCCATACGGGTAGTCGGTCAGCGTCTCGACGCTGGGTGCGATGATTTTCGAGGCAGGCACCAGCTCGCGCCAGACTTCCTCGTCCTCGGTGTAGGTATCGGCGATGGCCTGGTAACCACGGTCGAAAGCAATCTTGTTGAGTTGTTCAACGGTGAGCATGTCAGACCCCTGCGAAGGCGTTTGCGAGTTGGACGATGACCTTGTTGGCGTCGACATCGACACCGACAATCAGGAGAGCGCCATCGACAGAGGCGTCGATGTCAGCCGAGGCAGCGCCACCGACGTCGCACTTCTTGCCGACGAGGGTGATGGCCACCGAGCCAGCATCGGGCGGATACTGGTAGTGGTTGTTTCCGCCCACGTACACCAGCGCGTCAACGTCGCCGCTGGCTGCTGGGCTGTCAGCGGTCGCGAGCGTCGCCACCGCCACCCCGTAAGGAATGTCACCAGCAGCGCAGACGGTCAGATACCCTGCGTCGAGTTTGAGCATGTCACCAGAGGACCAAGTAGCACTGGCCTTAACTGGTGCGGTGACCACGGCATCGCCGAGGTCGAGGAACAGGCCGTCGTCAAGATTGACTGCCATTTCTAGCCCCACGAGAATGGGCCAGATGGCCCAGGTTAACTGTCGCGTTTAGCCCACGATGGGCCAAATCTGTCGAGCAGTGAGCGTTGGCGGTCCTCTGGTGCATTGAGCCAGCTAGGCTTAGTGCGGCGCATCCATTCGGCCTCGCGCTCGCTGACCTTGGTGGCTGGCTTGGCGCCGTCCTGGCTGCCGGTCCCTGTCGGGAGCACTGGCGCGCCTGTCGATGCGCTGGCCTTGGCTCGAAGGCTCTCGGCCCAGTCGAGCATCTTGTCGAGCTGGTCGCCGACGATGCCTTCAGGGATGCCGCTGGCGTAGTCGCCAAGGGACTCGCGCCGCTTGTCCTGGCGAGCCTGGCGCGCTGCCTCGAACGCCTCGACCTTGGCGGCCAGTTCGCTGGCTCGGTCTTCGGCTGGCTTACCTCGCGTCTCCCAGAGTTCGCGATACTCGCCGCGCTCGGTGGCCTCGCGTTCGGCGCGTTCCTTGGCGGCCTGTTCGAGTTCAGCAAGTCGCGCTTCGAGCGCCTGGCGCTTGGTGCGCTCACTCGTCAGTGCTTTAAGTGGCACCGTTCGAGGGTCGCTCTCACTGCTCTGGGTGGACTCGGCGAGTCCTGTCTCGGTGCCAGTCGGCTCCGTCGTGTCTTCCATAGTAGCCCCGCTTGTCCGTTTGCCAGAGGCCAGGCCGACATCGCCTGTGGGCATGTCTACGGGCTACCACATCGCGACGCACATGTCGAGTGATACAGTAAAGCCGCGCCGACAGGATTATCGACGCGGCCCCGTGCAACCCACCCCGAGCGAGGCGAGTGCGCGGACTATATCACACGCTGACAGAGGCCAGACATGCCACGTATCTATCGACCGACAGAGGACATGGCGCGCATCGCTCGCAACTTGCTCGACCTGCGCGCGAGCCTGCCACCAAGCCAGCGAGCAGGGACACCGACAGGCATCGCCAGAGCGCGCGACATCGCCAACCGTCGACTGCTCGCAGCCCATACCGTCTGGCGCATGACCTCATTCTTTGCGCGTCATGGTGCGGCGCCTGGGTCAGCGACAGCGCGACAGAACCCAAGGTCGCGAGCGGCGCAAGCCTGGGCACTGTGGGGCGGCAACCCTGGCCGACAGTGGGCCAGAGGCATCGTCGCCGACATCGAGCGCGAGGTCGCGCGGCTGCGCAGCCAGTCAGAGGCAGCCACCGACGAGGCCGAGTCGAGGCGACTGTCGCGCGAGGCTGACAGGCTGCTCCGCGAGCTGCGTCGAGGATAAAGAGAACCCCACCAGACGACATGCCTGATGGGGCTTGGTGCTTAAAACGGCTCCGACAGCCGTCGAGACACTACCACAGGCCGACTACTCTGGCACCTCGATAACCTCTGGCTCCTCGACGACGGCAGCGGTGCGCGCTTCGAGGTCGGCCAGGATGGCGCCTGCTGTCTCGCTGTCCTCGGCAGCCTTGATGGCTTCGAGGTACTCAAGCGGGTCGCCGTCTGGCACCAGGCCGAGGCCTTGCATCCTGGCGATGGCATCCTCTGGCTTGAGCAAGCCTTGGTTGACTAGGGTCAGGTATAGGCCAGCCATCGCTTCGACGTCCATCGGCAAAGGCTCGCCACCGTCGACCTCGAAAACATCCATGTCCTGCGACCAGGCGACACCGAGGTCAGCAGCGACAGCGTAGGACGTGACCAGCGCCAAAGCGCGATAGAAGTGCTGCCTGATGGGGTTAATCTTCATCACGAAGCCAGACGCGCGATGCGACAGCGCCAAGCCGCTCGCGCCGCTGCCTGCATCGGTGAACAGGAACTCGAACAGGGTCGCCCTCAACTTGTCGACCTGCACGTCAGCCGTGTCGATGAAGGCTCGCAGGCCGTCGAGCTTCGGTTCGAGCCACTGGAGGTCGGTTCCCTCTGGCAGTGCTGCCGCTCGGTCGATGGCGGTGAGGTCGGCGCCGCTGCCTGGGTCGACGCCCATGCCTTTAAGGATAGGCGCGCCGCTGCGAGTGCCGATAACTCCGAGCTGGGTCAGTAGGCTGTCGACCAGCGCGAGGCCAGATTCGTAACCCTGACCCGCCCACATCGGCAGCGCGCGACCGATGTCTCGATAGACGAACTCGGTGACAGGCACAACGCCGAGCCTGTTGGCCTCCTCGCTGGTGCCTTCCGCGTTCCGAAACTCCCTGTACTGCTCCGGCGTCATTTGTCGCCTGTAGCGGTACGACTCGCCATCAGCGGCCACAGTGCCAGCGTCGTCGAGCAGGTCGTCGCCGTCGCGCTTATCGACCGACAGCAGTGCGCTGGTCACCTCGCCAAAGCCGTCGCGAGCGACCTGCATGTGGCGAGGGTCATGGCCTACAATGTGCGCCTCGCCGCTTGGGTGCATCTGGGCTTCCCAGACCCAGCGTCCCAGGTAGCAACCACGCATGGCCCATGACAGAGCGTGTTGATTGACTCGCGACCGCTTCCAGATGGCCTGGCCTGCCTGCCTCATGCGCTCGGCGTCGTTTGGCGTCAGGCCGCTGTCCTTGCGCACTTGCAGCGACAGGACACTCGTCGCGATGGCCGAGGCGTCGACGTCGACCACGAACGCGATGTCGCGCAACATGCGCCGAGCCTTGGCTATGACTCTGTTTTGCACGTCCTGCGCCTCGAACAGGTTCAGGATGCGCCGCTCTGCCTGGGTATAGCTAAGGCCCAGATAAACCCGCTCGCGTCGATTGTACTCGGCGATAATGCTCGACCTGTCAGTCGGCCAGCTCGATAGCGCGGTCTGGTCAGCGCCTCGCGGCGGCGAGCCGAACGACCTGTCGACGAGTCCGATTCCAGGGTATGCCATGGTCTACCTCACATGAAAGCAGCCGCGACATTGAGCGGCCTGATACGCTTCGCGCCCTTAGCATAGTGCTCGCAGGCCATCGCCGCTGCATCGACATCATCGTCGTGGTCAGAGCCAGCGCCGAACGACGTCCAGACTTGGACCGTATCATAGGCCATGCGCGACACCTTGACGCCTGTCTCGCTGTCGAGCAGCAGCGGCCCAGCGGGAAGCATCACCTCGTCAGCCTCGGCGGCCAAGATGAAGGCATGAGCGCGCTCGGCTTTGCTTCGACCGTGCGGCGAGTAGGCCACCAGGCCAGACGTCGGCTTTAGGCGCAGCAGGGTCTTTCCGTTGCTCGCCTTTTCGACGTACACCTTTCCCATCATCGGCCACTGGTCGCGAATGGTCGAAAGATAGGCATACTGACGCTCGATGGTCATGCGCTCGCTGTGGCGGTGCAGCAGCACCTTGGTCGAGCCGATGCGACCCCAGACATGGAACGCCGTATAGTCGTTCGAGTCGCCGACCTCCTCGGCGCAGTCGATGGTTCCGATGATGTCGGTGCACTGCCGCGCCATCTGCTGCGGGCTGATGTCGTATGTCTGGCGAAACCAGGCCGCACGAATGTCGCCGCCGCCTTTGGCGATGGGGTGCCCGTTTAGCCTGGTCGCGACCTTACGCTCGCCGCCTGGCCTGCTCCTGATGGCCTCTATCCAGCCTCGGCCTCGAAGCTCTGGCAGCAGCAGTGCGCCGTCCTCGGTGCGAGGGTCAGCGGGGCACATCGGCCCAGTGATGGCCACGTTCGGCGCGCTGTCGTACTCCTCTGGTATGTGGATGATTTCGCAGTCCTCGACGCCAGACGCAGCCCGCTCGATGAGGACACCAGGCAGGTCGAGCAGGTGCACCCGCTGCGCGACGATGATTCTGACACCAGGCTCGACATCAGGCGGCAGCGAGGGGTCAGGGTTCATGCGGTCGGTCCAGCTATTGTCATAGAGGTCGACCACCTTTTGAAGCCTTCGATTGACCTGGGAAGTGCTGCCGACCTCGACCTCTTTGGCGTCGATAAGGTCGTCGAGGTGCAGAACGTCGCCATCGCCGCCAGTGATGCTGCCGAACGTCGTCGTGCAGCGTCGACCGCCGCCTCCACCGAGCACGAAGTTCGTCTTCTCATTCTGGTCGCGAGCCAGGTCGAGGCGGTCAGCACTGCCAGCGATGCGCGCAAGGCTCTGGTATTGCTCGGATAGGATGACCCGGCGTGTCGCTCGACTGTCGCGCGAGACGTTCTTCGTGTCACTGCCGATGCTAATCCACTGGCGATGGGGTCGATGTAGCCAATCCCAGGCACCGAGCAGCACGCCGAAAAGTGTCGACTTGCCAGAGCGGAAAGGCAACACGACGACTAGCGTACCGTGTCCCTGTTGCATGTAGTGCTGCGCTCGCTTGGCGCAGTGTTCGAGGTGCCAACCCCAGACGACTTGTCGGCCTGGTCGCGCCACTGTCCAGAATGAGCGCGCGAAGGTGGCGAAGTCGTCCAGACAGGCGAGCTGGTGTTCGGCTAGTGCCTCGACCTCGCTGGCCTGGTCACTCGACATCGGCTGGCCGGTTCCTGCGCTCCCAGATACGGCGCGCGATGTCCTCGGCCATCTGGGTCACGTCTGGCCCGGTGTCGACCTGGCCGCTGTGCCTGACCTCCTGCACTCGCCGACCGTAGTCGTCAGGGTATCGGCGTTCGAGCTTCCATGCGGCAGCCTGCCAGCTACCGTCGTTAGCTGCCTTTTCAATTTTCGCGAGCCAGCCGATAGCGGCCTGCCCCTTAGCGCGCTCGACATCGGCTAGAAACTCGCCATAGAGGCTGTCGGGGTTCTGCCTGCCGCGCTCCATCGCTTGATAGTAGCAGGCGCGACCGAAGCCAGCGAAGTTGCAAGCCATGGTCACTGTCGCGCCGAGCCGAATGCCTTCGACGAATCGACGGCGAGCCTCTGGCGTGAACTTGAGCAGCTTAGGCTTCGACATCGGCATCCTCCAGAGCACCAGACCCAGCGTCGAGGCCGTTCTTTTTCGCGTACCGTGTCCAGCGTCGGCGAATCAGGTCACAGTACCTTGGCGAGATTTCGCAGCCCATTGCGACCCTGCCGTGCTCTGCTGCTGCCATCATCGTCGTGCCGCTCCCCATGAATGGGTCGAAGATGATGTCGCCAGGGTCAGAAAATGCTTTAACGAAAAACGCAGGCAGGCCGACTGGGAAAGCAGCCGCATGGCCCACCACATTCGCGCCACTTTTTATATCAATGACGTTTGACGGATACGCGAGCCCATCGCCCTGGCCAACTGGCGACTGCGCATTGTTGCCTCTACCCTGCATCCTGTGGGATATGTCTCGACCGGCTGCTTTCTGGTCTTTATATTGAAACGCATATGCGCTGGCGTGCATTACTGCCTCTGGCCTGAACTTAAACCTTCCAGGCGCATAGTGAGCTACTGGTTCCCATGCTGATTTGAACCGCCTCATTAACTGAGGACTCCCAGGCATAGCCTGCCGGAGCCAACTAAACTCCTCCAGATACCGCCAGCCCCACTGTCTTACATGGGCAATCTTTAAGTCCTCTGTGTAGAGACTTCTGTCTCCATTCTCTGAGTGAGCCTTGATGTTGACGAACCACGACCCATCCTCGGCTAGGTGCGCTTTGACGTTGGCCTGCACATCCTCGAACCAGTCAACGTATTCGTCTGGCGGTATAGGCTTAAACCCGCTCGACTCGTCGTACTTGCGCTGGCTTGCATAGGGTGGCGACGTAAACGCGACATTGATGCTCGACCCAGCGAGCAAAGTCTCGACGGTCGAGAAGTCGCGACAGTCACCACAGATAAGTCGGTGCGGCCCAAGCTCATACACTTCACCCTTGACCGAGTGAACCACGGTCGCGACCTCCGGCACATCGTTTGGGTCTTCTGGCTCTAGCTCCTCGACCTGACCCGCTGCGATGATGTCGCGTAGTTCGTCCTCTGACCAGCCGAGGCCATCGAGGTCGATGCCTTCCTCTTGCATGTCTAAGAGTAGTGCGCCGATAGACTCGTCGAAGGTTCTCACAGCCTCGTGCTGCGTTACTGCGACGGCGAGCGCATGGGCCTCGGCGCTGTCGATGGGTAGGTATCGCACTGGCACCTTCGCCATGCCGAGCGACTTGGCGGCAGCGTGTCGAAGGTGGCCGCTGATGATTTCGCCATCAGCCTCGCGAGCGACGATAACGTCAGCCCATCCGAACCGCTCGATGCTCCTGACCATGCGGTCGATGTCCGTCTGTTCGAGGCGTTTCGGGTTGCGACCCCATGGCCTCACCTTGTCGATGTCGACCCACCTGGCCGCTGATTCTTTCTTAGTGTCCATTCTGCTCGCTCCCTGGCTCTACTAGACTGTATACCCTGACCTCGACCCTGGGACGCGCAGAGACGCGCTTTTGAGCGCGCAGGTCAACGACTGCGATGTCGTTACCGAGCCAGCCGTCGAGGCCGTCGAGTGTCGCTTTCGCGTAGTTGTCAACGTCGCCGACTGCTCGATGGTAAGGCTCGGCGAGCGACCACAGCCAGCGCGGCATGTAGCGCGGTCGATGCTTTGGCCTCGGTAGATAGAACACAAGGTCGACCCGCACCAGCTCGCCAGGCCGCTCGGCGTCAGCAGGAACGCACGAAGCCACCAGCGACTCGAACCGCTTGGTGGCTGCTGGTGTGTATATGCGCGCATGTCTGCCGACGATGCGAGCGCGAGGTCGAGCCTTAGGCACTGGTATGCCATCGACCTCAAAAGCTGCGACGAGGCGCCACTCTAACA